TTTGTTTCCGTTCATGCTGGAGGTAAGCCTTGTATACCACAGGGAACCCTGATGGGGTTGTCCATGCGAGTTGATTTCTTCCTGAGTTGAGTTCATGTTCAGCTATTTTCTGTAAATACTTGGTTGTCTTGAGTGGTCCTGCACAGACCGTGTTAATGGCTTTGATTAGGTTGCCTGCTAGTATGTCACACTGTTCTTCAGTGATGTTATACTTAACAGTAAACCCTTCTACGTGACAGTCATCATACATATTCTTAGCGATACGTAGCTTACCTGCACTGTATGCACGAGTCATTGAGCCTCGTTTAGCAATACCTTTACGGATATGTTTCATTGGCATATTCTTTTCTTCAAAGTACTCAGGCATAATACCAATGAGTTCTTTAGCTACAGCTACATAGAAGTCTTTCTGGATAGGTGTAGGAACAAGAGACACCAGTGTACCAGCTTGTTTGTCCTTAGACATAGCCGCTAAGTGTTGCCATCCGTTATTAGAACCGTCAATAGGTATAGGTAGTCCAGACATAAAGTCTTTCTTCTCCATTGATGCTCTCTTATAACCTAACAACTCATTACAGCAAGCTAAGAAGCTATAAGCCTTCTCTGCATCTTGATGGATAGTCTTCATACGAGCAGTCTCATAGACAAACTCTATGTTGTTATCTACCCATGCAACTCTGTCTTCCAGTGTCATCTTATCTACAGAGATAGTATCTAAGCCTTCACCTTCAAGGTAAGCTTTATAGTCTGTCTTGAAGTAAGATGGTATAGAGTCAATGTTGAATGACTTGTTATAACAGGCTGCTGTATGAACCTTAATCCAGAACAAACCACGTTCAGTAACCTTTTTCTTATTAGCAAACAAGAATAAGCTACGAGCCAAGTCACTACCTTGGAACTCTAAGAATGATTCTGCATAGTACACTCTACCTCGGTAGTCACATGAAACTTCCTGATAGAATGTTCTTTCACCAATCAATTCTGCTTTCTTAAGTACCTGCATATACTCAAAGTATTTACTGAGCATACAGCTGTGTAAGTTGAGTAATCAAACTATTACTCTTAGGTTGTGGAGGTGTCATTGCCATTTCTATTTCCTTTAATCAAATTCTTTTCAATATCCGTCTGATACTCTCTCATCTTGTCATTCCAGACATTATCCTGTAGAGTCTGAGGGTTCTTTTTAATACCAAAAATAGCATCCCAGTTGTCTCTTACCAGCTGTTCATTCTCTCTACGTCTACTACTACCTTTACCCATAATAGCCTTTACTAAGGTTAAACTCGTAGGACTTAACGTTTTCACCTAGGATATACTTACCCCATACCTCAGGTAATTTTAAGCCTTGTAGCTCAATATCGTACCAATAGGCTCTGTCGTCATATAGGATTTCTTCTTTAGATTTATAGTAGTCAGGACACAAGTCCTCAATATCGTGTTTATTAATCATCATCTTCTTCCTCGCTTAATAATGCGGCTAGACTAGTTGGTTTATTATTTTTCTTTAATTCAAAATAATAGTCGGCATTATTATCAATAAAGTCTTTAAATAAAGTTAATTCTTTAATTAGTAATTCTAACTTATCATGCTTTTCTTTTAAAGATTTCTTATCATATATGTGCATATCAAGCTCTACCTTACGATAGCAATCAGATATACAGATAGTACCGTTCATAGAGTATGGGCTGATATCTACGCTTGATTCTATTAACGCTGTACCCTTGCTTTTATTAAGGAATTTCCTTGAATAATATCTTGGGTGTTTTTGTTTAGCCATGTTGTGTCCTTGATTAGAGAGTGGTAGTGGGATTCGAACGCCACATTCCGAAGCTTATACATCCTCGATTCTACCAGTTGAATTATACCACTGTCATTATGTCTGTGACTCCGTATCGGTGGAGTCGGACCGCAGTGACTATACACTGCAAGATGTTTGCACACCTTGGTGCCGAATATCTCATGAACTTAATCACTTGACTATCGGAGGGTTTGGTTGCGGAGGAAGGAATCGCACCTTCGACATCAGGATTATGAGTCCTGCACTCTACTACTGAGTTACCCCGCTTTATTCTATTAGGTACCTGCTAGGAAAGGCTTAACCTTATTAGCATCAAAGCCTACCGATGTACGTAACACCTGATCATTCTCATCGACCATAATCATAGTAGGTACTGACCTGACATTATAATACATTACTGACTCTTGATTCTTCTCAATAGGCATATGTACTAACTCAACGTCAGGATATTCTGGTAAGGCTTCCTCAAGAACTTTATCTAATTGTTTACATGGTTGGCACCATGCTGCAGAAAACTTAAGTAGTTTCATTTAATTCTTTCATGTTAAACCACTCACCGTGGATTCGTTTATGCTTATATCTTTCGTGATATGTAGGTTCTAAATAACCTTCATTTAAGCGCACTTCAACTATCTCTAATGGATAAGGGTTAGCATTAGATAAATCTTTTATTCTACCTTCTACATTATCTGTAGATCCAATCTTGATGTAATCACCACAACGAACAATGTATAAATGTTTCTTTGCTTGTGCATCTAAACCTTTACGTCCATTTATTTTTCCAGAACATCTCTTGCATTGCTTTGAAGTGCCCTTACGTAGGTTAGAATCTTTTACAACACTTGTATTACCACAATCACAAATGCACCTGTACAATGAATTATGATTCTTTGTTTTAGAATCAAACTCAAGTACAAGCCATTTGTTAAATCTTTGACCAATCATATTTGTACCTCCTATTAAATACCAGCTAGCCAATGGTTGTGCTTAGATTTCACACTGACCAGCAGTGCAAGCAAGCATCTGCGCACCTTCTACATTGTCACGATCTTCCACAAAGAGATTCCATTCAATAGCAGGTAATGTATCTTTAAGCTCTTGATAGGTTGACAATTCAATATTTTCATAAGGAGCTTGGCGATAAGTCCCTCCATCGTCTGGTAGGAAAGAAATACCTGTACACTCGTTGAAGTGTTCATATACCCATGCTCCTACTTCCATCCATTCATGATCTTTAACTGAGATAGTTACTGAGGGCTTATGCTCACACCAGTAACGCTGGTATGTCAACCAGATATTGAGGTGTTCAATAGCATTCAGATCTTCACGAGTAAATCCTGGTGAGTTCTGAGGGAAACTAAACACAGTAGTCTGATCAGGCTTCATAACACAGTCTTCATTAGGGATACCCTGAGAGATCAAGAACTGAGTCAATGGATCTTTCTTATCCTGACGAATACGTCTGATATAGTATGGTGCATGACCCGCATGGATACCACTGGATGTCTGTGTGAGTTGAGACACAGTACCCTCAGGCTTAACACATGTAATAGCTGCTGACTCAGGAACACCTAAGATAGCTGCCCACTCTTTGTTAGTCTCACGGGATACATCACGGAGTGTCTCAAGAACATTACGAAGGTTATGTTCATTACTGCTACCACGGAGAATGTGGTTGTCAAGGATACCAGTCATAGACACACCCAAGAGACGTTCTTGGTTAGTGTTTGTTCTCCATACATCACGGAGGTAAGGGAAGTCAGTTAGTGTAGACTGCATAGTACCCATAATAGTAGCCAAGCGAACCTTAGTCTTCAGTGATTCAACTGTATCTTCAGGAGACACAACTACAGTAGACAGGTTACAGAACTGATATGGCTTAAGGATAATCTCTGAGCATGGGTTAGTACCATAGTCTACATTAGAATCTCTACGACCCCACTTAGCGGCTTGTACTTGAGAAGCTTCACGGTTGAAGATACCACGTTCACCTGAATGACTGTTATAAATATCCAACCACTCCTTCATGAATTCACCGATAGAGGGTTTACTATTGTATACTGCTGAGTTGTTAGCTAAAGCACGTTCACCATGGTTTTCCCACCATGCACCCGCCTTAGCTGTAGCGTGGTCATAGTCACCTAAGTCACCCAATGAAATCATTGCTGACCTACGTACACCACCTACTACGACTACCTCACCGATCTTACACATGATATCGTGAGCCTCAATAGACTTAAGCCTACGACCATTAGCATTCATAAACTTATCTACTGTATACTGGAACAAGTCTACGAGTGGACCCGGACCTGAGGCACGACCACCAAAGGTTTTAAGTGGCGCACCTGCTGGACGTACTTTAGATACATCCCACTTAGGAATCTTACCATCATAAAGGTGATCAATCAAGATTTTATAAGCCTCACACCAACCTTCTTTGGAGTCTTCTACAACGATTTCACCAACAAATTCAAAGGCATTAGGGATAAAGGGTAACTGATTGACATACTGTTGTTCACAAGAGAAGCCTACTCCTGTACCACACAAGAGAATGTACATGGCTTCATCAAAGGATCGTTGGTTATCAACAGGCAAGTAACTACAGTTATATGCTGCAACGTGTGTACGCTTAAGAGCCTCACCAGCGGTCATGATAGAACGCATTGAGGGAAGTACTGAAAGGTTATTAATGTTATTACCTAAGAGACTCCAGATAGAGTCATCTTTATTAATTTTATCTTTAAGTTGTTCTTGAAAGAATGATACCCAACGGGCAGAAGTTTCATCCCAATTCTCTCTACGCTTTTCTTCAGGAAGATAACGGGCGTAACGAGATTTAGCGATTAGTTGTTGATATGAGTTCATGTGTTCCTTGTTGTTAATTGTTGTCTGGTATTAGGTACCGACTCTTAGCAGAAAAAGTATTTAGATTCCATAACCTCACTGAGTACTAGGTTACCCAGTTCAGGTTGATTGAAGGTGAATGTATCCTTATTATCCATAAGGGTATCTTGAATGATGTTAAAGAAGTTATCTACATCATACTGTGCAATGAAGGTAAGCTTAGTTACTTCTTGTAGGAAATCAACTTCATTCGCATGTGTACTGAAACTATCATGCACTGCTCCAAAAGAACCGTTAAAGCTGACGATAGTGTTTGCCATGTGAGCAGCATCATATGAGTGCACAACGTTAGGACTGATACCAGAAGCAAAGGAGCGTCTACAAGGAACACGTTCACCAGTTTCCTTGTTAAGTACGTCAACCTTAATAACGTGCATGACACGTCCGTCTTTATTTCCTTGGATACCTTTAATAGTTCCTCTTTGTTTCCGTTCATGCTGGAGGTAAGCCTTGTATACCACAGGGAACCCTGATGGGGTTGTCCATGCGAGTTGATTTCTTCCTGAGTTGAGTTCATGTTCAGCTATTTTCTGTAAATACTTAGTTGTCTTAAGTGGTCCTGCACAGACCGTGTTAATGGCTTTGATTAGGTTACCTGCTAAGATATCACACTGTTCTTCAGTGATGTTGTACTTAACAGTGAAACCTTCTACGTGACAGTCATCATACATATTTTTAGCGATACGTAGTTTACCTGCACTGTATGCACGAGTCATTGAGCCTCGTTTGGCAATGCCTTTACGAATATGTTTCATAGGCATATCTTTAGCTTCAAAGTACTCAGGCATAATACTAATGAGTTCTTTAGCTACAGCTACATAAAAGTCTTTTTGGATAGGTGTAGGAACAAGTGACACCAGTGTACCAGCTTGTTTATCCTTAGACATAGCCGCTAAGTGTTGCCACCCGTTATTAGAACCGTCAATAGGTATAGGTAGACCAGACATAAAGTCTTTCTTTTCCATTGATGCTCTCTTATAACCTAACAATTCATTACAGCAAGCTAAGAAGCTATAAGCTTTCTCTGCATCCTGATGGATAATCTTCATACGGGCAGTCTCATAGATAAACTCTATGTTGTTATTTACCCATGCAACCCTGTCTTCCAGTGTCATCTTATCTACAGAGATAGTGTCTAAGCCTTCACCCTCAAGGTAAGTCTTGTAGTCTGTCTGGAAGTATTTAGGTATCTCATTGATATTAAAGGATTTATTATAGCAAGCAGCTGCATGAACCTTGATCCAAAACAAACCACGTTCAGTAACCTTTTTCTTATTAGCAAACAAGAACAAGCTACGAGCTAAGTCACTACCTTGGAACTCTAGGAATGATTCTGCATAGTACACTCTACCACGGTAGTCACATGAAACTTCCTGATAGAATGTTCTTTCACCAATCAATTCTGCTTTCTTAAGTACCTGCATATACTCAAAGTATTTACTGAGCATACGCTGTAGCTTAGGATCTTTTTTACCAAGGAACTTAGTACCGTCTGTATGGAACAGTTTCTTAGGTAACTCTAAGTTCTCATGGTGTATGTTGTACTCTCTTACAACACCATCTTCATCAACTAACTCAAGGATTTCCTTAGGAGTTTGTGCTTGCATGGCTGATAATACAGGTGTATTAAGCTTCCAAGGTTGTTGACGTAATGTTTCAAGAGACCGTACAAAAGTTTTATTAAGGTTCTCATGGAACAACTTAGAGTTAGTCCAGCCTTTAATAAAGGGTTCTTTAGTTAATGGACTATAGAGTCCAGCAATAGGTAACAGAGGTTCAAACGAAGTACCAATTAAGGTAGGCTTGATGTCGTCTGCTTGGTTAACAATGCGTACCATGTATGGAGCCTTGTAACCAGCATACTCTCTGAAGATATCAATCAGTCCGTCTTGGAGGAAAGTTTCGAGCAGTAAGTCTCCAAGAGATAAAGTTGTTTTGATGTCTGTCTCATCAGCTCCGATAGCTCTTGCAATTCTTTTTCCGATAAGGTCAGATGCGAAAGTGAGTTTAACAGAGGCAGAATGCGTTGCATTTTTATTTCGGATACAGTAACGAAGTAATGTATCCCACGACTCGTTAATAAAGCGTTCAAGTTCATATTCCCATGTTGGATAGTGTGCTAGAAGGCGAGCACCCTCATTGTAAATCTTATCTGAGTTGATAACAACCTTCGATACACGTTCAGTAAGATAGTTTAATGGATTCATTTATTCAAAGTCAACAAAAGTAGTTTGCATTAAGCGACCAGTATCTGAGTCGTACTTAGTACTACCACAGTCACCTGTCATACCCGTGAATCGAGACTTCAATACACGAAGCTTAATTGTGTTACGCATCTGTTCTGTCTCAGCAATCATGTTGCGAGCAAAAGCAATGATGTCGAATGAGATTTGTTTAATAGAGCCTGAGCCTTTGATGTCATCAATAGATGGTAAGTGACCCTCTTCAAAAGGCTTTTCACCCTTACGCAAGTGAGACACAACACCTAACCAGACATTATGTTTCTTACAGATCTTAAGTAGGTCACTCATGACTGAGTCAACTGCTTCATTACCTGTACGACCCTTAGCACCCTCAGACACAGCAATAGTGATGTGGTCAAGGATGATATACTTACAACCCATCAAGGCTAAGTGTTCTAGTTTGTCTATGAGAGACTCATCACCCACAGAACCTTGGTGGTCAAGTAATACTAAGCGTTCATCACCGAACACTTGTTGGTGAGCAGTATACATATCTGCCTCTGATACATCATGATTCAGAAGGTTCTTACGTAACTGCATACCAATAAACTTTTCAGCGGAGTCACCGATGGATTCTTCGAGTGATACCATACCGATCATATCAGTTGTCTTAGCTAGGATCTCAAGTACAATTTCTTTAATGACTGTACTCTTACCTGAGCCTGTACCTGAAGTGAACAATACAATCTCACCTAAGCGCATACCATGTAGCTTGTCGTTGAGAGTCTTGAGACATTCAGGATAAGGAAGAGAGGTTGTTTCTTTCTTACGCTTGAATTGTTCCCAGATAGCTTCACCCTTGACAACACCTGCAGGGCTGAATGTACGTGCATCAAAGATACAGTTCATTAGTACTGCTGAACCATGTTTGATTAGCACATCACATGGATCTTTTTCAGGTAGAGAGGCTACCTTTACTTTATCATAGCCAATGATCTTAGCGGCTTGATCAGTAGCTTTCTTACCGACCTCATCTTGGTCAAGCATCAATACTACTTCATCGAAGTTACGTAGCCATTCACGTTGTTCAAGGATCATTGATATAGCAGATGCCGATGGCAGGGCTACTACTGGGTAGAACCTACCATACTTATCATGTTGAGCTTGAGCAACAGCAAGTGCGTCTAGCTCTCCTTCCGTGATGATAATACGCTTACCACCCGTTGATACATTCTGACCGAAGAGTTGTACACCCTTGAAGTCACCGTGAATAAGAAATGTTTTAGGGAGCTTACGCTCTTTGTAAGCAACGATACCGTTGTCTTTAGTATAAGGGTAAAAGTGGCTACTAATAGTGCCATCCTCAGCATAGGAAACTTTAACCCCGTAATGAGCCGATACTGGTTTGGTGATTCCTCTTTCTTGAAAGCCTCGTGTGTCATACTCTTTAATCTCCTCTAGTGTGTGCATATCGTAGTTTTGTTTGTGGTAAACAGTTGGTTTAAAGTTGGGGTCTGTTGGTGCTGACTTGCAGCAAGAAAAGCAATAGCCGAACTCATCAGCTTCTTTATATGAAAAGGCATCTGATGAGTCGCACTTAGGACAAGCGGTATGAATCCATCTTGACATATATTAGTTCCAGTCTCGGTCTTCTAGGTACTCTCTGATACGTTGTCTACGATCTTTAGCTTCTTGTTGAGTTTCTTTCTTACGTTTGAATTGAGTTTTGAATTCATCTTTGAGTGATGGGATTTCTTTCTCAAGGGGTTTGATAGGTTTATTCTTCTTCATGATTTAGGTTTGTAATTAGTATTACCTTTTAGAGCCTTTGATAACGCATCTTTATGTTCTTGTGAAAAGGTTTTTCCTTTCCTAGACGCAGCCATCTTTAATTTTGTTTCTTCACTAGGCTTAACTCCTTTATGTGGATTAGGTTTGCCTAACCTAGCTTGAGAAATCTTTTGTTTAGTTTCTTTTGATCTAATTATACCTGTTAATGCTTTTGAAACTTTTTCTCTATGTTCTTCAGACAATTGTTCTTTAGCAATAAACTTAATATTACCAATAGCTTGATTGATATAAACACGTTCACCTTTATCATCAATAGCATGTAACACCCTTGCCGCCCATTGTAGTTCTACTTCAGCAGAAACTACACCAGCTCTAGTATCAAACAACTGTATGATTTCAAAAGTAAAATAGTTTAAACCATATTTATTGATAGCTTCTTTAACGTATGCTGAAGATGTTTTGTAAGTAGCCCAATCAGATTCTTTTTGTTTTGTTTTCTTACCAAAGTTAGTATAAAAAAACTTTCTGCCAATATATTTCTTTTGATATTCAGGATGAGTACACGTAACTATGTAAACAAAACCAAATTTATTGTTCGGGTTCTGAAACAATTGGTTCTGATACGTCCAAGGTGTTAACGGTTTCTTTGTTGCCATCTGCTTCTTTCCATGATAGTCGTTCCTTTAATTCTTCAAATGTCAGTGGTATTAAGTCTGCGGCTGTCTCTCTAATGTAGATACAGTTAGCACACTTCAAAAAGAATTGCTCCCAATTATCACCACATTTTTCTTTCCAGATGTCAATAACCCTTGACCATAGTAGGTTATTAGGAACACCATTGATTAGCTTCTCAGCTGTCTTGGGTCCAACACCACGTAATCCTTGGATATTATCTGTAGCATCTCCAGTAAGGATCTGCATCATTAAGAACCTGTAACCATCCTCAGGCTCTACGTAATACATAGTATCCTTACGGAAGTTATAGTGCCATCCTGGTATGCAGTCCAGATCTTTATCTATGTGGCATACAACATAACGCTTACCTTCATTGAGAGCAAGGTCTGCAGCAATACCACAGTAGTCGTCTGCCTCACCACCATCTGACTGTATACTAAATTCTTTACTGTATTCGTATAAGTCTTCAATGCGATCTTTAACTTCAGGTTCAATGGTATCTTTACGATTACCCTTATATGCTGCATCCACTGCATACCTGAAGTTATCTTTACCCTTAATAAAGACTGCACCATGAATAGATCCAGTGTTAGTCATAATCTCTTTGAGCTTATCGTCAAGAGCCTTACGACATAACGATGGGGATGGTTGCATGTAAGCAATCTGATATA